CATCTGGCCAGGCTAATGCCTCTGGTTCGCTGACGACCGCCATCAAGCTGGCTGGTTCTGCCAATGCTGTCGCTACCGTCACGGGTTCCTTGGCCGCAAATGCCGCAGCCCTGACCGGCAACGCAAGCTCGAATACCGCATCTGTCGCAAGCCTGACGACCTCGATCAAGCTGGCGGCAGCCATCGCTGCATCTTCGTCTGCAACTGGCAGCCTGACGACGCAAGTTAAGTTCGCTGGCCAGGCAGCATCGTTCGCCTCTGTTGTTGCCGACCTGACCACGAAGATCGCCCTGAATGGCGCGATCCAAGTTGCGTCTGTCGCGACCGGCTCGATTGGCATTCCGAAGAACCTGGATGCCAGCGCATCTGCATTCGCCTTGGCGACCGCAAACCTGACGACCGACATTCAACTGACCGGCGTTGCTTCCTGCTCTGTGGCTGCTTATGGCCGCATTGGCAGCCTGGAGCAAGCGCCTGTTGAAGTGACCGTTGTCGTTTATGACGACACGGACGATTTCACGGTATTGATTGCCGACACTAGCTTCACGCCCGGCAACGTGCCTGAAAGCATCCTGGTGGCCACGGATAAAACCCTGACGCCTACCAATATCCCTGAAACCAAAATCGAGAGAGTTTGAAAATGAGCCGTTACCTTACCGACCTGGATGTTCGCCTGTTGAGCGATAAAGAGGGCGGCGGTGGAAGCTGGATGCTCATGTCGCCGCTGCTCTACGAGAGTGATGTGGCCGACAAGATCATCAAAGTGCCGACCGCATTCGAGACTGACTTCGCTTCTGTTCCCCGTGTGCCTATTGTGTTCGATCTGATGGGCGACCTCGCGCATGCTGCGGCAGCCTTGCACGACTACCTCTACACGACCGGCGAAGTTCCTCGCGAAGTTGCTGATGCTGTCCTGAAAGAAGCTGCGATTGTCTCCGGCGTTCCGAAATGGAAGGCTTGGGCCATGTATTTTGCAGTGCGAATTTTCGGACAATCGCACTATCAAAAGTAAGTCACGACTGACTGGATTTTCTCATTCAGTTTATCTATAATGCAGCCCAACCAATAACGGTAGAACCATGATGCCTGAACGCACTCTCATCGCCCAACTGGAATGGACTCATGTCTGGTTGGCAGCCATCACCGCTCTGTGGGGTGGCCTCGTTTCATACTTCCGTCGTGTCCAAGCTGGTCTTGAACATTCGTGGCTTTCGGTCTGCATGCACATGAGCATGTCCGGCTTTGCCGGTCTGCTGTGCTGGCTAGGCTGTCTCCAGTTCGATGTTCCGGCACCGCTGACCGCAATCTGCACAGGATTGGCCGGTCACATGGGCGCAGAGTTCATCAAGATCATTGAGACCAAGTTCGCCAGCAAGCTGACCCAAGACATCTGCATGCCTCACTTCGGTCGCCGCGCAACGGACATCGACCCGCACGCGGCTCCTGCTGGCCAGAACCACGGTCGTCGCGCCGAAGATCGCAAATGATTAACAGTCGCGACCTGAACGACCTCCACCCGCACGTCAAGACGCTCGCCGAGCGTTTTGTCGCTGCGTGTGCCAAGGCCGGCATTGATGTCATCATCACCAGCACCTATCGGGATATGGAGTCCCAGGCGGCGCTGTATGCGCAAGGTCGCACCACTCCTGGCAAGATCGTAACGAATGCCAAGGCAGGTCAGTCGTTTCACAACTACCGGCTTGCCTTCGACTTCTGCCCGATCATCAACGGCAAGGCGCAATGGAATGACGACAAGCTCTTCGCCCGTTGTGGCCAGATCGCCGAGTCGGTTGGCCTCGAATGGGCGGGTCGCTGGAAGAGTTTCAAGGAACTCGCACACTGCCAACTGCCAGGACTGACGCTCGCAAAGCTCCAGGCTGGCCAGATGCCTCAACTCGCATAAGTCACAGGTGACGTAATGGCATTCATAAGCTACATCAAGGCAATGATGACGAACCATGCGGTTCGCCCGTTCCTGACGTTCTTCATCACTGTCCTCTACAACACGCTGCTGGCTTGGGCGGTCATGAACGACCAACTCAAGATCAGCGATTACATCGTCGCCGTTGGGCCTATGAACGCCATGATTATTGGCTTCTGGTTCGCGGAAAAAGCGGCACTCAAACAACCAGGATCGGAGACATAAATGCCCCTGACCAACTTCAAAAACATTGTCATCGCCATAACCCTGTCGCTGTCTCTCGGTTTCTGCACCGGCTACATGACCAAGGGCAAGTTCGTGAAGGCAGCCCAGTTTGAGTCCGTGACTGAAGCCCAACACCAGACCGCCAAAGACATCGAGCAAAGCCTCGAACAAAGCTCGGCTGTTGAGGCAAAGGTCACGGACTCGACCACCAAGATCGCTGTAATCCGCAAGGAGGTAACAGCGCGTGTTCAACCAAAGGAGACCCACAATGAAGCGAACCTTCGTCCTGTTTGCCCTAGCCTTGGCCTTGATGTCGGCACTGTCCGGTTGCTCAACGCAGCCCGCGCAGGCACCTCTCCTGACGCCACCGGCTTCGGCGATGCTGAAGGCAAAGCCCCTTCCGGCCTTGCCCTGCCCGAACTGCTCGACAACGACCTCGAAGTAATCGTCCTCTACCACGAACTCTCGGCGCGTCACGACGCATTGGTGGATTACGTCGAGGGTGTTATCAAGAAACAGGCAGATAAATGATCTCTCTGGAAACAGCAGCAACCTTCGCGACGATCTACAACAACGTCGAGAAGTATCCAACGATGGCCGATGTAGCTCACGCTCTCGGCCTTTCCTATCAGACAGTCCGTAATCGGGCATCGGAAGTTCGTCGCGCCAAGGTGCATGACGACACCTACCCCGAACTTGTCAGCCGCGCCCAATGGGTTCGCCCTGACATTCCGGCGTCTGAGCATGAGGACAAGTTCCAAGACCTGACCCCGCAAGAGTGCATCGACGAACTGCGGCGCATCCAGGCTATCGACCCTGAAGTCGAGATCACACGGAACGGCTTCCGCAACCACAGCACCATTTCTGACGCATCCTGGAACCGCCACTTCGGCACGTTCGAGGAGTTCAAGCGCCAGGCCGGTCTGAAGCTGACCCGTCAGCAACATGGCCTGGAGCGTCACATTGCCAAGCATGCCTCTGTCGATCACTACCGGCGCCTGAACGTCGAGCGCCAGGACTACGGCGACAAATACGAGCGCAGCAACAACAATCGCTTCAAGACCATCCTGACCTGCTCGGACTTGCACGACATCGAGATCGACCCGTTCTTCCTGCGTGTGCTGATAGACACGGCACGCCGCGTGCAACCTGACGTGATCGCCCTCGTTGGCGACATCTTCGACCTGCCCGAGTTCGGCAAGTATGGCGTCGATCCACGCGAATGGGATGTCGTTGGCCGGATCAAGTTCGCTCACGACAACATTCTGCGCCCGCTGCGCGAAGCCTGTCCGAACGCTCAGATCGACTTCATCGAAGGGAACCACGAAGCACGCATGTTGCGCCAGTTGGCTGACGCTACGCCTGCGCTGCGGGCTGTCCTGAGTGATCTGCATGGTTTCACCGTGGGTAAGCTCTTGGGTCTCGACGAGTTCCAGATGAACTACATCGCCAAGGCTGACCTGGCTGCCTGGACGAAGCGTGACTTCGAGCGCGAGCTGGCCAATAACTACAAGGTGTATTTCGATGCCGTGATCTGCCACCACTTCCCGCATGCTCGGAACATGGGCTTGCCAGGCGTGAATGGCCATCACCATCAGCACCAAGTTTGGCCAATGTTCAGCCCAATCTACGGCGCCTACGAATGGCACCAGCTCGGCGCCGGCCACATGCGTAGCGCAAGCTACTGTGAAGGCGAGAAGTGGCACAACGGCTTCTGCCTCATCAACGTGGATACGCAGACTCGCGCCACCAACTTCGACTATGTTGCGGTCACGGACATGGCGATCTCTGGCGGCAAGTGGTATCACCGCGAGCCTTCCGAACATGAAGCATCCGTTGTGAAGTCTCTGCTGGCCTAGTTTTTCACTTGTCAAGACTGGTGGATAAGTCACTACTGAGTTATAGTTGTGGCTCCATCCACCAGTAGCACATTGCGGGAAACAACATGGCAAAGACAAGATTCAAGCAGCCCTCAACACGCCAAAAATCTCGGGAACAGCAGCGCAGCCAGCGTCGTGCCGAACCCCAAGTTCAAGAATTTGAACAGCGACCGCAGACGGTCAAACGCGACACCTCCCCAATCACCCCGCTCAACGAAATCCAGAAGCGTTACCTGAACGCCATGAAGGGCTTCGTTCTGACCTTCGCAACCGGCCCCGCTGGCACCGGCAAGACATGGTTGTGCGCCGCCCTGGCTGCACAGATGCTCGAAAACGGCGAGATCGACAAGATCATCATCACCCGTCCAGCCGTTGAAGCTGGCGAATCCTTGGGCTTCCTGCCTGGCGAACTCGAAGAGAAGTTCGACCCCTACCTGCAACCATTCCGCGATGTCCTGAACGACCGGCTCGGCAAGAGCTTTGTCGAATTCCTCATCAAGCGCGGCAGCATCGAAGCAGCACCGTTGGCTTACATGCGTGGCCGGACGTTCAAGAACGCCTTCGTGATCCTGGACGAAGCTCAGAACACCACGCCGACCCAAATGAAGATGTTCCTGACCCGCATCGGTCACGATTGCCGCGTCGTCGTCAATGGCGACATGGCACAGAAGGACGTGAAGGGCGAGAGTGGTCTGGAAGATGCAGTGGCTCGCCTGGCGTTCATCCCGAGCGTCAAGCACGTCAAATTCACCCGCGAGGACATCGTGCGTTCTGGTCTTGTAGGTGAAATCGTTCAGGCATACGACATGCCCAAGCCGGAAGCCCGTGAATAGCTTCTGATGTGGCGGGAACCGCGCAGACTCTAGGGTTTGCGCGGCCCGTGAATAGAAACATGAATAGCTTCTGGGCTTGGGAGTGACTTGGGTATTTTGGGGCCGGTCGGTATAAGTAAAAGCTATCTATAATTGATTCAGTATTCACTTACTTTTTACGGAACAACACGGATGACCCAAAGACCGACATGGTTGGGGAACTTCTTTGGAGGAAACCTCGGTTTCTTGAACTACGAAGTCCTGACCATTCAACACATCAATCACAAGGAAGCTCGCATCGAGCCGGAACTGATGGCGGCCAAATGGTTCGACTATCGTCGGCTCCACCCAATGCAGGCGACCTACTACTTCGTCAAATGCTACAACGACGCCTACCGCGACTTCTACCGCAAGGCGATCAACGCTGACGCGGCCCCGTTCGTTCGCGGCATCAAAGACCATGACTTCCTGGACGCGAAAGAGAAGATGACATTCTGGCGGCTCCGTCAGAACTGCGACAAGGTTGGCTTGCCCTACGACTTCTTTCTGCGCTTCGCGATGGCCCGGCACCACAAGATCATCGGCGCCGGTGACGGCAAGGTGTATGCACCCAGGCCGACTGCTTTCGTCAAGAACGAGGACTTGTTCGCGGAAGCCATGATCGCTTGGGAGGAAGCGCAGCAGGCAAGTCTGCGCATCGCTTGTGACCCCTATTACCGCACGTCACAATACACAGGTAGCAGAGACCAACTGGCACATGAAGCGTTCGTTCTCGGGCAAATCAGGCGTCGGTCGGTTCCACACTACTCGCTTCACGCTGCGCTATATCTATATGACGTTGTGCGAATCGAGGAGGCTCTGAGACAGTTTGATGAACGGGTTGTGAAGGCAGCAATCAACGAAGTTGAAATGCCTGACGATTGATAAGTCATCACTGACTATAATACGCAAGTCGAAACACTGATTCACTTTTTTAAGGAGAAAGAAAATGATCCACAACGAAGCTGCTGAACGCGCCGCCCAACGTGACTTTGCCCGCCGCATGGGCGATGAGGGGCAATCCAGCCAGCGCCGTATCACCCTGACCGCCAATGGCAAGAAGCCGTTCGCCAAGACTGGCCCGAAGCCGTCCGGTCATGAAGCGTTCCTGAAGGCGCTCGAATCCAGCAATGCGACCGTCGAAGTCGAGAAGGCCAGCTCTGGCGACAAGATCGTCGGCAAGATCAAAGCATCGGACAAATACACCGTGTCGCTGCGTTGCCCCCTGACGCCTGGCGATTGGGAAGGCCCGTATCAGACCCGCGTGATCTTCAAGCACGACATCTCCGAGTTCTCCCCGATCATTCAGTCCGGCACTTCTGTCGAGGCTCAGTAACATGACCCAAGCCGCGCTCAAAGCAGCGGAAGATTCCGTTGCGTCCATGATTGGTGCCAGCTTTTCTGGCACCGAGCCGGCAGCTACGCCGGCAGCAGAAGCGTATGAAGGCGAGAAGTTCGACTTCGACGCGGCTTTTCAAACCAAGGTTGCAGCCCTGGCCATGAACGACAATCAGTTCATGCGCCGGATGTCGAGCATCCTCAAGCCAGAGTTCTTCGAGAACGTCGGCGAGGCCAGCTTGGTCAATATCGCGATGCGCCACTTCAACAAGTATGGCTGCATCCCTGACCGCACGATCCTGGCGTCGCTGATCGTCGATGATGTGCGCTCCAAGATCATTCGCAAGGAAGATGTGCCGCTCGTCAAGGCGGCCAACGCAGCTATCGCTGCTGCTGATCTCGGCAATGCGCAGTTCGTCGAGGAGAAGGTTGTCGGTTTTGCTCGGCACCAGGCGTTCGGTCAGGCACTCGTCAAGTGTATCGACCTGCGCGAGAAGGGCCAGTTCGACAAGGCTGAAGCTCTGGTCAAGGCGGCAATCTCTATCGGCATCAACGACGATGGTGAGTCCTACGACTACTTCGAGCGCATCAAGGAACGAACCGATGTGCGGAAGGAAAAGGCGTTGGGCATTCGACCGCCGCAAGGCATCACGACCGGCATCCCGAAGATGGACGAGATTCTCTACCATCGCGGTTGGGGCCGTCGCGAACTGACGACCATCATGGGCGGGGCCAAAGCCGGTAAGACGACCGCGCTGATTAACTTCGCCAAGTCTGCTGCGCTGGCTGGCAAGAACGTGCTGTATGCCTCTCTCGAAGTGGGCAACAACATTATCTCCGACCGTCTTGACGCCTCCATCGCTGAAGTCGTGATGAAGGAGCTGAACGACAAGGCAACAGCCGTTCAAGAGAAGATCATGGAAGTCTATTCGCGCAAGGTTGGTCACTTCCGCATGCACGAATACCCGTCCGGCACTCTGACCCCGAACATGCTTGAGGCTCTGCTTGATCGTTACAAGCAGCCTGGCTTGAACCCGGACGGCTCGGTTCGCCCGGCGATCCAGTTCGATCTGGTGGTGGTCGATTACGCCGACATCATGGCGCCGAACCATCGCTTCTCCGACGTGATCGAGAACTCCAAGTCGGTCTATGTGGATCTTCGGGCCATCGCGTTCAAATACAACTGCGCAGTGCTGACCGCCACGCAGACGAACCGCGAGGGCTTCAAGTCGGCAGTGGCCAAAGCTGAACACGTCGCAGAGGACTTCAACAAGGTTCGGACGGTCGATTTGATGATCTCCATCAACAAGACCGAAGAGGAGGCGGCACGCGGGGAAGCCCGGCTGTATTTCGCTGCCTCTCGTAACCAAGAGTCCGGCTTCACCATCGTCATCAAGCAAAACTTGGCAATGATGAAGTTCGTCGAGTCTGTCCTGCGAATCGAGTAGCAACCCCTAAGTCTGCTTTCTATCATTCAACCATCGAAACAAGGTAAGACCATGAACGCACCGCTGACCGCCGCCGCTATCAAGCACATCAAAGGTTCTGGATTCTGGAGTGGCGCCACTGAGCGCCGCTTCAAGCAGATCGCAAAGAACCTGCTGGATGCCGGCGTCGGCGATGCGCTCGTCGCGGAAACGATTCGCGAGGCGTGGTCGATTGCACAGGTTGAATATGGCGAGTAATGAAGAACTGCAAGAAGCCCTCGACAAGTTGGACATCGAGGCATGGATGGATCGGGAGGGTGTGGATTATCGCGTGACCCGTGGAGCGCGAGGCACTCAACTGAACGTCAAGGAATGCCCATGCTGCGGCAACTCCAACTGGAAGGTCTATATCAACCAGGAGTCGGGCCTGGGGAACTGCTTCTCTGGCGACTGCGAAAAGCACTTCAACAAGTGGAGCTTCATCAAGCACTCGCTCGGTGGGTTGTCCATGCGCGAAATCGTGGAGCATGTGAAGGCTGTCGCGAAAGAGCAGGGCTGGCGCCCGCCGCGCAAGATCGCCGTTGCCGTCAATCTGAACACGGAGCTGAAACTGCCGGCTTCGTATCCGCTGCCGATCAAGGGTCGCAACCTGAAGTATCTGGAGAATCGGAACATCACAACCGACACCGCCAGATATTTCGGGCTGCGCTTTTCCAAGAACGGTGTTTTCAACTATTTGGACGAGGAGGGCCGGAAACGTGTCCAGGACTACTCGAACCGGATCATTCTTCCGGTGTTTGACCTTGATGGGGATTTGGTCTCTTTTCAAGGCCGCGACATTCTTGGCACCGCCGAGAAAAAGTATCTATTCCCACCAGGCTTCGCCTCGACGGGTTCGCACATCTACAACGGCCAGAACGCTCATGGCGCGGAGAGCATCGTAATTGGCGAAGGGGCGTTTGATGTGATGGCCACAAAGATCGCGCTCGATGGCGAACCACAGCTTCGTGACGTGATTCCTGTCGGCTCGTTCGGCAAGCACCTGTCGCATGGCGACGACGACAGCCAGTTGGGCAAGCTCCTGACACTGAAGGAGGGCGGCCTGAAGATCGTCACCTTCATGTGGGATGGAGAGGAGAGGGCGATCAACGATGCCATCGAGGCTGGTCTGATGCTGCGCAAGTATGGATTCACCGCTCGGATTGCCGTGCTGCCCAAAGACCGCGATCCAAACGAGGTTGCGCCACAGGTCGTTCGCGACGCCTTTTGGAAGGCGGTGGTGGTCAATGAGGCCGTCGCCATTCGCATGCGTGTCGCTCGACGGGTTGCGTAGGCAATCATGCAGGATAAGTCAGCGGTGACTATAATATCCTGACATGATCGGTCATAATACAGTCATTGAGATTGCAGCGCGATATGCGCGGGAGAAAGTGAAATGAGTATTCGAGTTGTCGGCCAAATGTTGGATCACGAAAGCGGGAGCAAGTTTTACGAAGGCATTTACTTCGAGAACTCCAAGACCCGTGAGTGTGTTTTGGTATTCCGTTGGGGCAAGGTCTCCGAGCGTGACTCCGGTGGCGGCCAGCACAAGGTCGAGATTGCATCGCCGGCGAAGGTATCCGACAGCTACCGCAAAAAGATTCGCGAAAAGGAAGGTCGTGGCTATTCCGATTCCCGTCGCGGTATCGGTTTCGGCAACAGCATCGACCCCGACATGCTCCGCATCGAACTCGGCAAGCACTACAAAGACGAGGACGTGATAGAGCAGGTCATCATCGCGCTCGGCGTCACTGACATCGCCACCGCGACGCAGAAGGATATGGATCACCTGTTTGGCAAAGACAACGATGTCGTTTTCGAGGAACCCGCGCCGGAGCCTGTTCGTGGCGACGATTGGGCATCTTGGTAAAGGAGGAAGCAATGACTGACGAATTCAAGGACAACGAGATTTACCCCGCAGAAGCAAGTGAGCAGGGTTGCAATGCCTACTACCTGCCAGGCTGCGACATCGCCGGCCACCGCCCTGCATACGCCGCTTGCCTGAAGAAGATTTCTGATCGCAAGAATGGCCGTCTGACGACATCCCTGTCCGAATGCTCCGCCGCTATCGGCAAGAAGCAGTGTCCGGCACAGCGCATGCGCAAGGAGGAGATCGTCGAAGGTCGGGCCATCTACTTCGTCAATCGGAACAAGCTGCGCTCCTTCATGCAGTATCAGACTGAAATGGAGCAACAGCGTTGGGCCTCGATGTCGTTCGACAAGGGCGAGAAGAAGTCCAAGCCGCGAGTTGTCGCTGAACCGCCGAAGGCACCGCCTACCGCACCGAAGCACTTCCTCGACATGAACACCGGCAGCTACGCCGACGCGATCAATGCGGCGTTGAAGCCAACCGAACCCGCTGCTGCACCGGCACTCAAGCCGGTTCAACCGGCGTCACCTGTCGCAACCGCACCCGCTGGCCTGTCCATGATGGAGCGTGCGCGACTCAAATTTGCAGCCGCAAAAGCCGCTTAACTTTCAAACCATAGGAGTAAGTCACAAATGAGCGAACAAGCCCAAACCCCAACCCTGACCGAAGAGCAGAAGCAAGCCATCCAGGCTTTCAACGAAAGCGTGAATACCGCCGTGCTGCGGAACTTCGAGTTCAACTCTCAACTGATGGCGTCCGGCATTTCTGGCACCGCAGTTGCCCTGGCCAACGGCCTGTCTGCTGCCGACCTGACTGCTGCTATCGCCGTCGAAAACGACAACGGCCTCGAAGTCATCGAAATCCTGCTGACGAACCTGCTGGACGACATGAAGAAGCGTGCCACCGCCGCCTACGAGTTCTACTCGCAGCAGAAGGCCGAGCAAGCCGCTCAACCTGCCGCCAACGACGAGAAGGTGGAAGCCTAATGGACAGCCGCGAAATTCTTCGAGCGATTGAAGAGATCGCGGCCACCGCTTCCAAGAATGAAAAGGAAGCGTTGGTCAAGAAGGGCGTCGTCGATGCCGACTTCTGCCGCGTTCTCGAATACGCCTACAACCCGTTCAAGACCTATGGCATTCGCAAGCGCCCCGAGACCATTGGCGACAACTGCAACAACGACTTCGACGCCGGCACTTGGGAACTCCTGGACGACCTGATCGCCCGTCGCTTGACCGGCAACGCAGCCATCGAAGCTGTTCGTGGCGAACTGACGGCCCTGAACAAAGACTCGGCTGAACTGTTGTGGCGCATCATCGCAAAAGACCTTCGCGCTGGCTTCAGCGAAAGCACCTGCAACAAGGCGAAGAAGGGCTTGATCCCGGACTTCCCCTACATGCGCTGCTGTCTGCCGAAGGATGCGAAGCTGGCTGACTTTGACTGGCGGCTCGGTGTCATCAGTCAGGAAAAGGCTGACGGCATGTTCGCCAACATCGACGTGGAAGAAGATGGTCTTGTTCGCATCACCTCGCGTCAAGGCTCTCCGTTCCCGCTTGACGCATTTGCCGACCTGGCCCTCGAACTGTCGCAGCGCATCGCTGCCGGCGTGCAGCTTCACGGCGAACTGCTGGTCGTGCGCAACGGAAAGGTTCTGGCTCGCGAAATCGGCAATGGCATTCTGAACAGCGTCGCCTCTGGTGGCAGCTTCGGTGAAGGCGAGCATCCGATCTACATGGTTTGGGACATGATCCCGCTGACAGCCGTTGTCACCAAGGGCAAGCACGAAGAGCCATACATCAAGCGCCTGTCGAAGATCATCGCTGCGCTCAAGGCTACGCCTGGCAGCTTCATCAAGCTGATCGAGACCAAGATTTTCCACAGTCTTGCTGACGCTTACGGCCACGCCGGCGAACTGATGCGCAAGGGCAAGGAAGGCACTGTCATCAAGAACCCGCACGCCATCTGGAAGGACGGCACCAGCAAGGAGCAGGTCAAGCTCAAGCTGGAGTTCAACGTCGATCTGAAGATCGTGGCCATCATGCCTGGCACGCCTGGCACCAAGACTGAAGGCCGAGCCGGTGCGTTCGCTTGCGAATCGTCCTGCGGTGGTCTCAAGGTCAATGTGACGGTCAAGAACGAAGCCATGCGTGACGCGGTTGATGCTGACCCGTCTGACTGGATTGGCCGCGTCATCGACGTTGTTGCGAACGACATCATGAAGCCGAGCGAGAGCAATGAGTTCTACTCGCTGTTCCTCCCGCGCATGGCTGAAGCTGGCTATCGCACCGACAAGACCGAGGCTGACGATCTGACCCGCATTCTGGCTCAGAAAGAAGCTGCGGTTTTCGGCGAAACCTTGAAGAAGGCGGCGTAAATGGATCAGGCCGAATTCGACAAGATCAAGGCCACGTTCCCCTGGACTGAGCGCACGTTTCAAACTCGCTCTGGGGGAGTCGTCCAAGTGATCGACTGCAATGGTCAGGAAGTGCCGCTCTTCACCATGACGGCCTTCCTGGAACTGATTACTCACAAGCTGGCGCCGAAGGAAGTCAGCGAACAGAAGGAGGCGGCATGATCGTCACGCTCACCGGCCCGTCCTGCGCGGGCAAATCCACCCTGGAGAAAATGTTGGTGAAGCTCGGCTTCTCCAATGCGATTTCCACTACGACCCGCAAGCCTCGCGTTGGCGATGTTGATGGCGAAAGCTACTACTTCGTTGATCGTCAGGCGTTCGAGGATGGCATCAAGGCTGGCGCCTTCGTCGAGAACGTCGAGTTCGGTGGCAACTACTACGGCCTGGCC